GCCACCCACCGCGACCTTGATACCGTCTTTGAATCTTGTTCCTGCCATGTTGACATCCCCTTTCAATATGAGGACAGGGGGCCGTAGCCCCCCATCAACAAGAGTGTGTGTGTTGATGCACTTTTATGCTACCTTGCAATTTGAGTTTATCGAATATTTTCCCTTTGATAACCCATTCTCCGTCTTTCAGCACAAGGAATATTCCATGAATATCTTTATGGCATTGTTCACACAGCACCATCAGGTTATTGATGTCATTGTTCCCTTGCTTCTTTCCATCTTTTCTTTCTCTCACACCATCAAGGTGATGGACCCTGATGTTTTCTGTGTTACCGCACAGTTGGCATTTGTACTCAGCGCGTTCCATTACTGTGTACCAGTTACCATCAAGCCTTCTTTTCCTGTTTCGATTTGTTTTAACTCCAGGGTCCAAAGTCTTTGTGTACTTTTTGGCCTTTTCTAACGCGCCTATGCCCTTGCATTCATCGCTACAGAAATTTTGCTGGACGTGATTCGGAAGATACTCTTTACTGCAAACGCTGCATACTTTAGGAATGCTGAGCTTTTCCAACATGGTAAGCCTTCGCTTATCTGATAGCTCCCTGTGTTGGTGAACAGAATTACATTCTTTTGAACATCTTTGCGCCAATGCGTGGCTTGCAATAGGAGTAAATTCTTTACCGCATTCAAGACAAATTCGCGGTTCTGCGATTTTCAATGTACGCCTTTGTAACGGCTTCTTCCCATCATAATAATAGAAAAGATTTCTGCAATTACTGGAGCAATACTTCATGTGTGTTGGGTTTCTCTGCCCTTCAGTGCTGAAGTCATTTCCGCAAAACAAGCATTTCATATAGCAACCTCCTTGGCCCCACAATACTTTTATTATATCACAGGGCCAAGGTATTTTGCTATTTATGCGCTGTGTTTTTCAGAAATTAAGCACTAAGATACAAAGTTTCCATAGAGCCAATCCCAATGGTCCCAGCCGTACGAGAACATGGAAACGACCTTGAACTTCATGATCTCGGTGTCGAAGTCTCCATCGGACTCCAGGGCAGCCTTCCTGGCGTTGTACCAGTTAAGGTACAGCTTCATGCGCTGGCTGTCGGCAAGGAACCATGTCTTCCCGGTGATGCGCGGGTTGTACATGTAGGTCAGTTCGTCGGCCCAGGTGTTCATGTCGTTCTCGGCAGAGAAGGGTTCCTTGTCCGATCCGACAATCTTCTTGGCCTTGTCGCGGTAGTAGTTACCGCAGATGATGAGGTTCGGGGTAACGCCCACGATATCGCCTTTGTCATCCTTGAAATCTGCCATGGCGTTGAACACGGTGTTCATGTTCGCCGGGGTCAGGTCAAGTGCGCCAAGGTTGGACTGCACGGTGGCATCACTGGGGCTGTACGGGTGAGAAGCGGAACAGAGTGCCACAGAGTCAGGTCCAGCAAACGCGGCGTTATTCGCGTTGTTGAACGTTGACACGGCATGGGACTGCAGCGTCTTGTACACCGAGTCATTCAGCTTGCGGACGCGGTCCTTGATCTGGCGATACTCACCAAACCGGAACACTTCTTCCTCAATCTGAAGGCCGCTGGAATACTTCGCGTGGCGGTACCCCTTCTCAAAGCCCTTGGTGAAGTCCTGATAGTCAACCGTGCCATTCCACGGTTTCATCTGGCCTACAGAACCGACACCCAGATGTTTTTCCTCGCTCCGGTTGGAATCCGAAACGTTGTACATCATCGGGATGTAATCCTTCTTGGCCTTCATTTCCAGGTCCCACAATTCGTACGCAGAGTTTTCGACTTCTGCCCAGACTTCGCGTGTAATAACGCCCATGATAGTCTCCTTTCATTCATTGCCCATTACAGGCCGTCATGCCCCGTTGGGGCTGTCATTCTGGTTACAGAGCCAGGTTGCTGGATGCGAACTGAGACAGACGAATCTTCCAGTAGGAAACCATGTTGGCCGGGTCAGCATCGACAAGCATCAATGCTTCGCCACTAGAGGTATCCCAGTCAACATTCGTGCCGTCAGAGTCCAAGTCCCATCCAAACAGCGTAACAGCCAGTTTGGCAGGGCAAAGACGCGCGGTATCACCAGCGGCAAATGCAGCCGTCTGGGTGGAGAACGTGAGGGTTCCGGTTGCTCCGGTGCAATCGCTGATCTTGATGCGCTTGCCAATCATCGAACTGTCAGCAGCACAGGTAAGTACCTGGATGTATCCACCGTTCCAAATGTCATCCGTCTGAGGCAGAAGCCCAGCAACGACAAACGTAGTGGCAGAACCGCCAGTAGCGGTGATGGTGTTGGCGCAGTTCCATTTCAGGAGAAGCGGCTGGTCGGCATCGTTCACAGCGATCTTGATGACGGTTCCAGACTGTCTTCCTGCGGACGAACCGTTATGGTTTTCCATGGCAACGCCAATGCACGGGTCATCGAAATCCGTACCGGCTACGGCAACAACGCCGGTTCCGGGGGTGAACTTGACAAGTTCGCCGCGCTCGATGGCGGTAGAACCAACAATGGGCAGTTCCATGATCCTCGGATTTGCAGATGCTACTTCAAACATGATATGACTCCTTTCATCGTTTCATTCGCTGCGCAACCTTCGCAGGGTCCACACCGAATATCCCGGCTATGTCTTTCCCTCTGGCCGTCAACGTGACGGTTTCTGGGGATGAAGCGGAACCCTTTGGGCTTCCCCTTCTGGCCTGGTCCTGTATGTCCGCAGTAGCGGATTTCTTCGCATTTTCCTTGGCTTGTGCAATCATTTCGTCAAGCTTTCCTTCACGCATCAAACGACCTATTACGAAGTCGTATGCCACTTCAGGATCAACGCCAGGGTTTGCATCAAGCACCTTGTCCAGTTCGGGTTCCAGTTCGTTATAGAACCGGTTTCCCTTCAGTGTTGCCTTTGCTGCTTCCCGGCTGGCCCTCTCGGCCAACTCTGCTGCCTGTTTCACCAAAGGATGCTGTTTGATCGCAGTGTTCAACTTGTCTGGATCACCGTATGCATCCTCGATAGACTGTTGGATCACCTCCTGCTCCTTGTCATCCAAGGACTTTAGGTATCCCTCAACAGATTCGTGTCCGTTCACCTTGGCTGCCCGAAGCAGCTTCGCCTGTGTTTCATCCAATCGCTTCTGTACCGTTTCAAGGTGCAGTCCCTTCTGGATGTAGGTGTCCACTTCGGCCTCAGGAACGAACTTGGCTTCCTTGTTGAACTTGACTTGTCTTCCCTTCGGTTCCTCAGTCGGGACCACTTCGGGCTTCGTTTCATCAACAACAAGGGTTTTGGGTGTCGTTTCCTCTGCTGGTTTGGCAGGTTCCGCTGACTTCCCGGTTATCATTTCTCTGATGTCCATTGTCAACCCTTCGCCTCTATGGTAGGAGGCTTCATTTATTTCAACGCCCTGGTATGGGCTGTTGAGTCATTTGTTCTTGCTTCTGCTGCATCATCTGCTGCTGTGCTGCCTGTTGCTGCTGATCAAGTTCCTGAAGGATGTCATCAATCGGCGGGAACTTCCCATCGTCAATCGTCTTCCAAAATGCCTTCAAGCCCATTCCCTTGCCCAGCAAACCCATGGCTATGTTGGTGTAGTAGTTCCTATCCGTGGGCCGTTCATCACCGATCTTGACCTTCAGGTCGAACTCAGGTATGAATTCTTCCTTCTGCTCGATGACACCAGCCTCTGATGACACAGTATCACGGGTCCATGAGCGCATAAGGTCCGCTCTTCCAAATTCAAATGTCTTCTTGGGTTCCACAGTCTTGATGATGGTCAACAACTCCACCATGGCTTGCATCTGAAGGTCAGGAGGTGTGCCTGGAGGCATCATGGCTATCTGTTTCATGACTCCATATACCTGATTGGCCTTGGCCTGTTCCTGACGCTCTCCGGTGATGCGGAACATACGCTTCTCGGTGTAGAACTGGCCAGCCCTCTTGATGATCTTCAGACCGACTTCTTTCAGGAAGTCCTCGATAATCTCAATCTTGGCCTTTGTCCTGACATCTGCCCTTGCGCCAAGTGCCTCGACGGTGGCGTATGGCACATTCGCACCGGGAGAGATACCCTGCTGGATGGCCGTGTTCTGGCTGACGGTGTCGATGATGCGCTGCTTGTGTTCCTTGTAGTTCGTGATGGACGGGGGTACGCGGACACCGGTACGGAACAACAGTCCTGACGGATCGTTGACCTCATGTAAGGCACCCGGCTTGCTGTTGTGGGCAAGGATGCTGTTCAACTGGCTCTTGTCGATTGAACCCTTCTTGTAATAGGCACCACCAAGACCTTCAGCGGCCATGCCGCCCAGTTCAATCTCATCTGCTTTGTTGTGAAGAATCTGAGGAATCATCAGGTTCCTGACTTCGCCCATGCCCATGGGTTGCTTCTCATCGGCGTACAGGACACGGAACACGAACGGGTAGTCTCCATCATCATAGACATACGGAACGTACTCCAAGAGCGTTGAATCGGCCTTGTATGCGACATGGACACCCTTCAGCTTGCCTGATGCCATGTCTCTGTAGTCCTGCGCCGCATAGGGGAGTCCCTGTGAATCAGCCTCGTCGGCCAGTTCATTGAATCGCTTTTGCCAATACTCTGGTACTAACTGCGGTGTCCCCTTGTGCCAGCAAGCAATGACCCATGCCTGGTTGGGGTCTGCACCCTCATCAACGCCAGCAGGAAGCATTGAATCAGAACTGACGGCATCACCGGTCTCTGGCCATGTGCTGACGATGTCTGCCAGCTTCATACGGAACTTACGGTTGATGAACTCGCAGTCCTGCAGCCGGTATTCCAAGTCAATGATGGCCGGGTCCGGGTAGAACTCGCTCTTTTTGATTGGGATGATGTTGATGTCTCCCACCCAACGATTCGGGCCAGAACCACCTATCCAAGTCGGGTCCCATTCAACTGAACAGATAAGCGGCCCGTGCTTCACGAACTGAAGGATCATGGTCTTCAAGTCCTTCTGGAACTGGTTCTTCGCCAGTAT